GTGGGATGGTAAATGACCCTGTACCAAATGTGTTATTGACTTCTAGAAGCCCATTATTATAAACCTCTAATATATGGTTAATATTTGTTAACCTTGACCCTCCTAAATCATTTGAACTAAAAATAAATCCATCGTTTAGTGAAAATCCACTTCCTGGGTTATTTATATTTATTGAAGAAATAGAACCAGTATTAGTTGTTATATCAAAGGTAGCACCTGTACCAGTATAATAACCAAGGAAAAGGGGTACATTAGTATAAGTATAAGTTGTGTTATCATACGACCCTGTAAATTTAGAACCAGAATAAGGAGTAAATATACCATTAGGATATGAAAATAAACTAGAAAGCCAATTACTACCTGAGGTATTTAAAGTTTCATATACTACATTTTTTTCTCTTAAACCATACCATCTAATTGTAGAGGTTGTAGAACCTGTCCAAGGATATTCTCCACTTACATCTGAATATAATGTGGTACCTATTACAATATTGGAAATATCACTTACATTAGTATATATACTGCCTGTAGAAGGATCAATACATGGGTTTCTAGGATCTGTTACCAATTTGGTAGCCCCATCATTTTCTAAATAATTAGTATAATATTCATTTAATATTACGGGTGGTGGGGGTGTATAAGGAACTATTGAATATAGATCGTCAGAACCACTAAAAAACTCTAATCTATATAATAGTTCAGGAGTATTTTCCCAGTTTGTAAATTCATAACAAGGATCATCTTCTTTAAAATCTTTACCTCTTTGTATTTTAATATACATAGATTGGCTAAATTCACCATTATAAAATTCACGTTGATCATCTCTAGGATATATTATATTACTAGACCCAGAAGATTGATATACATCAAACCAACTTTGAGTAATACCAAGTTCATTATTAGGACCATTTCCTTCACTACCACTTTTATGAAATTCCAACCCATTAAAAGCTTCAAAAGACCCACCAGTCCCTCCTTTAAATACTTCAATAGTTGAACCACTTACAGTTTCATATGTTCCAGTTTTACCTGACCCTGTGCTATAATTTCTTACTGTTGATTTTACGGAACCAGAATATGTTTGGTCTTCCCATGCTACAGGTCTAGAAGAATAGGCATTTCTTTCTAATAAGTGTTGTTTTACTACTACACCAGAAGATAAATTTGTTCGGGCCGGGGTAAAATCTTTAATCATTTTAAATAATGAATTATCAAAGTATTTTATTAAACGAATAAAATCTTTAACATCATAACTTTTAATATATTTTAAAAAGTATTGATCTCTTAATCTATCTAAATCTGGATAATTTGTTCTAGATTCTGAAAGATGTCTTGGGTCACCAATGTAATCTCCTATATTAAAATTACCTAATTCTGCTGTTATATCATCATTAATTTGGTTTGTAGGAGAAAATGCTACTTCTAAATAATCAGCATCTGGGGTAGTACTTTGGGTTAAATAAGAATACTGTTGAATTGATCTTTTTGAGGATAAAGTATCCCCCTCAGGTAATATATTTTCAAATATTGAAATTTTATCACTGATTTTATTTTTTATACCATAATGTGCTTGGTTTTGATATATAAATTCTTTATTAGTATGGAATGTAGGTGATTTAATCATAAAATCACTATTTCCACTACTAAATGATGAAGTTATACCCCATGAACCTGTTACTTTAGGATGTATTGATTCTCTACTTGAAGTAGAAGATAAACTCCCTAAGTCTGCCCTAAATATTAATTGATCATAAGTGGTAGTTCCATTTCCTTTGAATGATAAAGGGTTAAGCACAAAATCTTCAAATGAAGAAGTATTAATACTAGAAGAATAATACCTTATCTCTTGAATAGACCCAGAAAAAGGTTCATATGTTTTAGTATTAATTTGAATATCTGTTGGTGTTGGAAAATTAATATTTTCAGCATTGTACCAGAAATCTTTATTTAAAGAATCATTAGAATCATAATTTGAAAAACCAATCTTTCCATTTATATTATTAGCTACAGATAAAGTAGTAATATTTCCAACATTTATCATTACTGACCACCATTCTCCATCAAATATAGGTAAATGAGCACTAACATATTTATTATCTTCATTATAATTAGGTATAAATTTTATAGTACCATATTCATTATGAGGGTCTGCTATAGATCCTGAGTAAGAACCACTTGTATTACTGGATCCTGTATATTCTATTACTACATAAGCTCCATAATCAGTACCTAATATAGATTGATAAATACTTTCTGTTGGAATACCTGGGGATTTAAATCTAAATTGGACAGTATCTGGTCTTGAATCAGAAAAATTAGGGTTAGGGATAAATGAGGAGCTAAAATAACTACTATCACTTACTTCTAATGCATAATTAAATATGTTTTGTTTATAATCCCTGTCTTGTTTGTTAATTTTATTTTTACCACCAAATTCATTTACTCTTAAAATTGTATCTGGGATACCATAGGAAGTAATTAAAGCTCTTAATCCAGCTATTGTCCCTTTAGTTTTAAGTAAATAGGGTATATTATGGTAGATACGTTTATATAATCGCTTATTAGTGTCATCTAATGGAATTATATTATTTGAAGCTGATATTTGAGTATCAATTAGTTCTGACCCTGTTGTGTTGAATGTAATACCATTGGAAGTGATTCCTAAAAAGGCTTCATATAAATCCTTAGTATTAAAATTATTAGAATATAATTTAACTCCAAAATCTTTTATAGCATCAGAAACTAAATCTTTTGATATACCAAAATCTAACCTATTATCAGCATCAAACTTATTAACTATGTCTTTAGTATAAATCCAAATATTATCAAAATGCTGCCCAACCATATCAATAAATAAATCATATTGAGCATTGTTTGGATCATCTCTTAAATATTCAGGAATATTCCAATATAGGTAATCCTGGTTGTTTTGGTCATATTGGTATGCTTGTAATGCTAATCCTCCATAATACTCATGTGTGCTATCAGAGCTACCTAACCATGTTTTAACTTCTACACTATTAGAAGAAAGTAGAGTATATGGGGGTTGATTTGTTGATTTAGGGTAACTATATGAAGATCCGGAATTAAAATAAAGAAATCTTTCATAAGAATCAAAATTCTTAATTATATCCTTAATTTTTATATCAAATATTGAAGTACTAGAACTAAACTCATTTGATAAGTTTGTATCACTAGTAATATTACTATCTAATGTTGATATTTGGGATTGATAATTTTCAATTAATTTAACTTTATAATAAAAATTTTCTAACCTGGTTTCTGCAGATGAAAATTTTATAAAATTATCAAAGTTTTCATAATTTATATTTATTTTAAGTCCTTTATCTTCTAATAAACTTTGAATTTGGTTATTAGAACTAGTAATACTAGAGTTTAATAAAGTATCATAAGAATATTCTTGTGAAGAAACTCCACTTTCATTTTTTATGTTTAGGTTTAAATTAGGACCTGCTATATATTCAAAATCCCTAGGATCAAATATTTCGATTGGGAATTGGACTTGGTAGCTTTGTGGTGATGAAATTTCTTCTACTACCCAACATTGTGATTTTAGATCAAAATCAATGGGTAATGGTTCATATAATTTTATTAAAACAGAAAATTCATTTTCATTTATTACATCTAACTTTATGTTATTAGATATAATTAAATTATTGTCACCAAAGTTTAAATAAAAATCTACAAAATGGGATTGAGAATCACGATATGCAATAAAGTCATTAGTTGATTTTTCAATATCTTCATTAGACAGAGTTAAAGAATTTAATCTAATTTCAGTTCTGTCAGAACTTATTTCTTCAATGTAATACTTAGAATTTAAATCTGAGTTAAGGTGTTTTCTATAAAAATTATAGTTTATATAATATATGCCTTCATCAAATTCTTCTTTTTCTAGGTCCTGTTTAGGATATAACATTACATGACCATCTTTGACTGTGTAAGTTAACAGTTCTTTTGTGGATGAGGGGAATATTTGGTTTTTATTTTCATCAAAAACGTAATATTCTATGTAATCGGTTGATTTTGAAAATTCTGTGTCTAATTCAAGTGTTGAAATTAAAGATACATCTTCAATTGAATAGTTTTCAATTTGAAATGTTTGGGAATTTACGGGTAATATTAATACTTTACTTTCCATTTTATATTCCATTTAATCCATTAGCTCCAATTTGATTTAAAACATCTGTTGGAGATTCAGTTGAATTAGATACATTTATATCTAAAGAAGCAGTTAGTGGAATATCCTCTCCTGTTTCTGCTTTTACAGCTCTAATTTGCAATTCTAAGTTTTCTTGTCTTAATGACGTAATTTCATCCTGGAGGGCTTGAACTATTTCACTATCTTGATCATAGTTTATATACTCACCACTAGTTTTAACTAAAAATTCATGGGAGTTATTTTCACCGGTTGCAGGAATTTCATAAAACAATTCATCATAATACTCAAAAAAATTTTCTACTGTTACTGTAGATTCTATATCATTTACTATATTTGTAACTCCTAATTCATTAAAAGTAGTATCAATAGTTTTAATGTATTGGGGTTTATTAAATACAGTTTTTTTTACATCTACTTTATTTGCCATTATCCATTAACTACTTTAAAATAATAATCTTCATCTTTAATTATAGTGCTACCGTTTATAGTAGTTTTAATTAAAATCTTATAATATCTTTCTGGTTCTAAACCATTCATATATATGTCAAAATAATTACTATTGTTATCACAACTAATTTTAGTAAAGATATCATCAAAATCTATAACAAATTCGTTAGTGTCTAAATCTTTTATAGCATAATATGATGATGTGGGCAATGCATAATTTTGAGTGTATATAGACGTGGTTTGGAATTTACGAACAGGAAATTCAGGACGCACGTTTAACCTAAATTTATTTATACTATCTAATCTAAATTCTCCGGGGTTGGAATCTAATCCAACAAATAAATCGGTTGTTGCAATTTCATCTAATGTAGTATTATATGAAAAATCATCCCATTTTATTTCTAATGCAGGTGGATATATAGTATTAGTATCTACTGAATAATAATTAAATATAGGTTGAATTGCTTTATTTGTAGCAAATTCAGAGGATCCAGATAATTTTATTAAAAACCCATTATTGTTTATTGGATTAATAGGGGTTGCTTTTGATGCCGTATACCAAGCATGGATGATATTAGTAACATCCATATTGAGATCTTTTATAGACCTTAACCCAAATGATTGAGTGGCATAAACTTCTCTATCCATATATCCAGAACCAGAAAACCAATTCCCACCTACACCCATATTCTGACCATTACTAATACTTCCTGAATATGAACCCGTTACATAAGGAGTATACCCACCAGTTTTCCAAATATCTGAGCCAGAATATTCTATATACTTCCAACTTGATCCATTTGTAGTTTGTGGGGAATCTTCATATTCACCTGTACCGTTACCCCAATTTTCAGAAGCGGGGTATATTTCTAAGGTAGTGTCTAAGTTAATCCCTTGAATTTTAGCAGCATATAATTTTAAACTACTAGAAAAATCGGAGTCTCCTATTTTATTATCAATTATATCTTCAATTTCTTCCTGGTTAAATTGTATTAAAGATCTAGCTACTCTTGGAGATGGAGATATAGATGGTACTGTATTAGATATTTCTAATATAGCATCTATTCCTGTATTTAAAGCAGGGTATGCTGAATACAAGGTTGTGTCTTTTTCGGGAAATAATTTATATACTGCCATATTATATTGTTACTACTTTTCCTTTAATATCTTGATTTAAATATTTTAATTCAAAAATACTTGGGTCTAAAGAAGGATATATAACACCATTTTGTGTGGCTCCTTCAATATCATAAGCATGTTTAGAATATCCTGAAGATATTCCTGCTTTATTTTTGATTTCAACTTTTTTTACGGTTTGTACTCCTTCAATACCATCAATTAAGAGTTGGATATCTCTTAATATAATAGGTTGGTTAATTTGCCATTTATCTATATTAAAATAATCTTGTATTGAAGTAATACAATTTAATAATATCTCATTATTATTTACATTAGGTAGTGTAATTATTTCAAAATTACAACTTATATTAATCACAAAAGCATCTTTAATAGATATAGTATCACCTATCATTCTATATTGATTTAAATATGTTTTTAAATTTTCCTTTAATGTTAATGATGTTGGGACTAAACTTTTTTGTGAATTATAAGATAAAATATAAATGTCTAAAGAAGATAAATAATCTTCTATGTTAGGTTTTTGAGTATAAGCCTTCGCTACTATTCCATATTTAGAAGGCATACTTAAAGATCTTACTAAATAATCATCAGCTGTAACATTTCGTAGCTGAGAAGAATAATTTGAAATTGAGTTTTGTCTAATTTCTTCTAATGTATCTCCATCTTTACCCCCACTAGCAGCTTTATCATTATTTGAAGCTACAGTATTAAATATATAATTTGCTGAATTTGGGGTTAGATTTGTTTTTAAAAATTTAATATTAGCTGTATCTAAATTTGTTAAATTGTTAGATGGGATATTTGATCCAACACCACCACCAGTTAAATATCTTACAGTTAAAGTAGTATTACTTGGGGCAATACCATAAGTATTTGTAAATATAAAATTGTTAGGACTATAAGCAGTAGTTAATTTATTTTTTTCAAATGGTAAACCTAAACCTACATTAGTTGGGTTTGGGATAATATCTTCATCATTTATTATAGGGTCTCCTGTACCAAATTGTATTTGGAGTTGGTTTTCACTTAAAAACCTAGTTGTAAACCTTCTTTGTACTGCTTGGGTTTTTAAAATATATGGAGTATCTAAATTTTGATAATTATTAGGATCATTAACGTTGGTATTTTTTATCCCATTAAATATAGTATCTTGAGCTAAATAATCTACTTCATACCATGTATTACCATCTGTATCTGTAATATCTAAAATATTTGATATATTCTCAGCATTAAGTACAACTGTTGGGAATTCAGTTGGAGATGAAAATGTAAATTGTTGAGTAACGATTTGACCTGATAATGCTTTTCTTGTTTTTTTAAGTAAGAAGTAAATAGGTTCTCCATTAGATATTTGTGCTATACTTACTGCTGTTGGGTCTAGAGAACTAGATATAGTAAAATCAATAGAATCTTCTATAGTAAACACATTGCTTAAGTTGGAGGGAGATGAAATTTGAGTATTTTCTCCTACATATAAAGCATAATCGTAATCAGGGACTGTTTTCCCATCTACTACCTTAGCAGGTAGCTCTTGATAAAAATCTACATCCACAACGGCTAAACCTGTAACTTTAGGTTTATAACCAAACATATAAGCTAAATCATATATATTTGATGTTTGTCTTGAATACTGTAAGAAATTTTCTTGGATTTGGTTGTTTATATAATAAGTTAAGACATCACCAACATAAGCTGACATCTCCATAAACATCATCCCTGGAGAAGTGGGAGAAAAGTCTGTATAAGAATTAGGGAAATATGTTTGAGCGTAATTTATTAAATTAGCTCTATAACCACTAAAATCCTGGTTTAAATATTTTATCTCTCTATTTATTGCCATTATGTAAAGCTTAATTCTAACTCATCATTTATTCCTGTATTAGTAATAGAATAAGTTATTGTTATTTTTATTTCATTTTTATCTTGATTAGATATTAATTCAACATCCTTTAAATTTACGTTAGGAAAAAATATTTTAATTTTTTCTTGAATGTTTTCTTCTAAAAAATCTAAGTTATCATTAGTTATTAACTCAAATAAAAAATCTCTTAATCCCGCTCCAAAAGATGGATTACCTAATCTTTCCCCAGGGTTAGTTAAGAAATAATTAATTAAATTATTTTTAATAGCATTTTTAGTTTGATAGTTAGAGTTAAATACTGCCTCCCCATTAAGGGGTAAGTTAATACCAATCGCAACTCTGGGTTTGGTATCATTAGGGAATATTTGTTTTGCTCCAAATGCCATTTTATTTCTTATTCATTAACCCCATTATTTGATCCATTGATACATTACCTTGTGGTAAAGAGCCATTTGGGCTAGTAGTATCAACAGGACCACCCATTTGTAGAGGTGTATTATTAGTATTAGCAGAAATAGTACCGTCTTTACCTGGCATCATTCCCCCTAAAACATTCATATAGTTTTCTCTAATTTCTTCTCTAGTTTTTGTTGCTACTGGATTAGTAGGAGAAGGTGTACCTACAGTTGAGTTTGTAGGTTTATATTCTGAAACTACTTGTTTAGGTGAGCGGACTGCTTCAAGAAGAATATCTTTTAATTCATCTTGAATTGCTTCCCTAACTGCGTCTTTTACAATTGTTTTTAGTTGACTAACTTTCATATGTACATGATTTATTATAAATATTAAATTAATAGGCTTTTAAATCGTTTGATCTAATATAAAATATAAGTTCATTGATTAAAACAGAATCACTAGAACTAAAAGATTCATCACCTCTTACTAATATAACCCCTTGGTCATTTTTACCAACAGCCTGTCTTCTTTTATGTTTTCCTACAGTGTTTTTATCTAGTTCTATTACTTCAAGAGTAAATCCTGCTATTTTATTTGGTGTAACTACATTATCTTCTTCCTCTTCAGCTAAATTTTGTATTGCTGGGTTGAGTTCTTCTAATTCTATATCTTCTTCTTGTGCACATTCAAATATTAAAGAATCAACTGTTTTTAGAATCATAGATAATATTATCATAGCTGCCACAAAAAAGATTAATGCTATAATAAGTTGTATATTAAGTTTTTTATTTTCATCTGCTAAATTTTGTAGAATATCCTTTACATTTTGTAACATAGAAAGTAAAGATTGGGGAACACCTACACCAGGAGGAACAGACACAGGAAATGAAAGGCCTGTAATTTGTCCTCTAATCCCCCTTAATTGTATAGCTAAATAATTAAATAATATGGCTAACCCAACATTAACAATAACCATAATATAAATTTGATTTAATTGTTTTACTATTGAATTTCTCTTTTTAGCAGCCCTTTTTAGTTGAGACGTGGTTGGGCAAATTTTTTTATTTCTATCTTTAATTTTTGTAATCCCAAAAACTAACATTAAACCAATACCTAAAGGTAATAATTTAAATAAAATTGCATTTGTAAATTTTTCAACTGCTTTTCTTCTAACTAATAATATTTTTTCAGGGAATGAAGCTGCAACTTTAGCTGCTTCTTCTATTTTAGAATATACCTGTCTTTTTAATTCTTCTGCAGCTTGGTCTGCTGCTAATTTTGTATTAATTAATGGTTTAGCTTTTAAATCACTTTTTACTTCTCGTTTTTGAGTTACAAGTTCTGCATATTGAGGGATATAGCCTTTTTTAGTATATATTAATTTAGATTCAACTAAAGATTTGCTATTAAAGGGTAAAATGGGAAGTTCTACATTAATATTAAATTCCCCATTTTTATCAGTAAAAGTTTTTTTACCCAAAGCTAATAAGGGTTCTACTTTAACACCTTCAATAGGGGATGAGGTTATTTTATCATATATCCTACCTTCAATATCAAATTTTTGGATTTTTGGGATATAAGACTTTAATTCATCTCCAAGTGCTTTCCTTGCTTCTTTTGATTTAGCAGTAGAAACTACATTTTTAAGTTGAGTTATATCTAACCCTACCCCTAAAGCTTTTTTACCTGCTTCGGTTTTCATATAATCTAGAGCAGCATCTAATAAATCTTGTTTAGTCATTTTTAACTTATTTTTACTTTTTTAGATGTAAACTGATCAAAACTATTATTAAACTTTTTTGTTTGTTCATTTAATATGTTTGCTGCAAACTGAGTAGCAGGGCCTACTTTTGGGTCATTATTTAGGGCGTTAGCTAAGGTTTCAATTGCTGTAGTTAATGATTTTAAACCAGTTAAAAATGTTTCTCCTGCTATTGCGGGTTGGGATGAATTACTTCCTCCTAAATTGATTTCATCTGCTTCTAATGTTATAGCTTTTCTACTAGCTAAACCAATATCCCCAAGAGCAGCTAAATTAATTACTTTAGGGGAAGACATTAAAATACTATCTTTACTAGAATTTAATACTAACCTTTCAGAATTTAATATTATTTGGGAGTTATCTGAGTAACTACCTGGGTATATTGGGGTTTGTGAGGTTGAAAGTGCTGTATAATTTAAACTAGATGCTGATATTGGGATATTTTGAGTTGAAGTTATATAAATAGAAGAAGGATCTTCATTAATCTTTTCTACAGTTGGTAAAAACCCAACATTGTCTTTAGAATTAGGTTGACCATTTTTTAATATCATAATAGGATCTCCTACTTTACCATATTCAGACCAATTATTTCTTATTAATGTAGATGTTTTAGAAGTACTTCCTAACCTAATTGAACTTCCAAATCGGCTTTCAATTACATTATCTCCAGTGAAGGGGATTAGAGGTTGGATTGATGATTTTTCATTAAAAGTACCCCCTGAATTATTAGTACCATTTAAATCAATCCCTTTTGATTTATTAGAAACAGCATTAGTAGCTCCGTTTTCAATTTCCTTATAATTTTTTTGTTTCGAACCCTTTTTTTGGTATTGATATACATTAGGGTAAGCATTATGGTGAGGGTGATTCCACAAAGAAATGGAATTTAAATAGTAATAAACTTTAGAGGTATCATTACTTCCTATGTCTTTATCAGGTAAATGTAGTAGTAATACTATTTCATTTACTAATGGGGGTGATTTAAATTGAGGAAAAAAAGGTTTTGCTATTGGGGAAATTGTACTTTTTTCTAAAGTATTTACTTCTTCAAAGTTAATAGTCCCAATGCTAGCCCAACCACCATATTCCGAAAACTTAGGATGGGTTTCATCTAAAACAATATCAATGACCCTAGCAGGAATCATTTTTAGTTCTAAACCTTCAACTGTTGAATCTAAACCAGAGGAATTACCACTGGGGTTTATAGAATTCATTATGTATCCAATTCCACTAAGCATCAGTATCTTTATTTTCGAAATTTTCGTTAAGTTTATCTAATTCAGCCATTAATTCCGCTTTTTCATCATCCGTAATCCCCAATGAATCTTCGTTGGAACTATTATTGAGCGCGCGTTGTATTATAGTTGCCATTTTAATTAATTGTTCATCGTTACGAACGCCAATATCCATGTATTCTTTGATAAGAGGTACGATTAAAGTAGCATCCCCAATATCATTTATAAGTGGTTTAAGTTCAGAAATTAACCCAGAAATTTGTTTTTGTTTGGTCTTCTGGTTATCATAAATTTCATTAAGAATATCCGAGAATTTTTTCTTTCCAAATACTACATTGTCTAGTGATCCCATAATGTTATTTTATTATAAATATGGATATAAAAAAAACTTAGAATCTAGCGTAACCGTTTTCTAAATAAAATATATATTGCGATTTAAATATAGTATGTAGTTTATTGGCTATTTTCGTTATTTTGGGAGTTTTTACTTCAACTATTTCTCGAATGTAGATATATAATGCTTTTTTATTAAAAACTTCTAAGTCTTCCCTTTTGCGAAATAATTCCAAAATTGCATCTGCTATTTGGGCATCATTTTTTTTAGGGAAGAGTTCATATATATTTTCTGAAGTATAATCAACAAAAAGGTCAATATATTTATCTAAATCACTTTTAACTGGATTTTCCCCCATGTTGTAAGTATGTGTAGAGTTTTCTCCTGTAAGTATATCTACATCAACTTTTTTTATTTTTTTATTATAGTTTTTAGTATTATATAAAATTAACCAACGTTTTACTATAGTACCAAAATAAGAATAGGCTTTGGCCCCTCTAGTTGGGTCAAATAAATGAATTTTAGATAACAAAAAGGTTATTATTTCATGTTGTAGATGCTCTAAATTCTCTACTTCTGTATGGTAAAATTTAAAAGTATGAATTATATTCTGGGTGAGTTTAAAGAAAGGGTAATGTATATGTGTCTCATATATCCTACTTCTTAATTCTTCATTTTCTATAGAATCTAATTGATTATATTTAACAATATAGTCTTCTGTCTCTTGAGTAAAATAATTTTTACTCTTTTTTCTTCTTTTCTTTGGGGCCATTAAATGTTAGTTTTAAAACGTGAAAGGTTATTTTGTAGTTTTTTTATTTCATTGAAAAACCAACCTATTTCGTCATCTCCTTCAAATGTACCCTTTTCATCTATTTTATCTAAACGTTTTTGGGTGCTATCTATTTCTAATGACACATTTTTAATAAAAGTATTTTGAGAAATAATGATATCCTCTGCTTTTTCATTTTTCCTTAAAAGGTTAAAAGTCGTATATCCTAAGATAACGACTATTAAACCCAAACCTCCTATTATTATTTCCAATATCATAAATTATCTAACATGCTTTTTAATCCTGGGCTTGATAAAGTATTAAGTGCTTTGGATTTAGCAGTTGTCTTGGACTTTAATGTATAATTCTTATTTTGGGGTGTCACGCTATCTTTAGAAAACTTTGGAAGCCATTCAATTTCAAATTCAATACGTGCTGCCATCATATCAGCTTGATGCAAGATAAATGGTAAAGATGTGCGAGGTTTTGTTTCTGGCATAAATGATTTTAAATATTTTTCATTAGCAGAATCATATAAACCATCATGTGTCTGGATAGCTACCATTTCATTAAATGTATATTGTATCCCATGGGATTGGAGTAAAAATAACCCACGATCTGGAACAGCAGCAAATGCTATTTTTTTATTGTGCATATATTCTTCACCTAATTTATCACGTCTCCACTGATCAGTCTGAGGGATGTAAGATTCATGTTCTTCATCTCCCATTTTACCTAGATCATGGTTGATCGCCGAAAATACCAATTCTTCCTGGGTAAATGTCGTCATATCACAACCGAACCCTTCCCATACAGCGGACATGGATAAAGCTGCTTTTACTACTCTATTAACGTGATCTACATACCCACCTGGGAATGCTGAATGGTATTCTTTTTTATGGGATGCTGGCATTAGAATAATACGGTCTTCATATTTTTTATAGAAATCAAGTAATTTCTGTTTACGATCACCAGTAATATATGTTTCGATGTTGGTATTAAATTCTACCCAGTTTGCTTGTATTTGTTCTGCTGTTAATTTCATAACCTTAATTTATTTTAGTATCTATTTAATTCTGAAGGAGACATAGGTTGTGATTCTACTATATCTTTAATATCACTTAATAATCCTTGAGCTTTAATAATATTTGCTCTATAAGATTCAATTGGTTCCTGGGTATTTACAATTCTTTGTAAATTAATCAAAGTTGATTCTAGATTATCTAACTTTCGATTTACTAAATTCCTATTTCTCATGACTTATTTATATTTAAAACAGGGTATTCCTTATACCCCTATTATTACCTTTATTTCCATCCCTTTTTATTCCCTTTTTCCCAAAACCTGTAATACCAAGATACATGGAGGGTTTTGTATATCCTAGTTATTCTTAAAGTCTTTTAACAATTTGTTGTATGTTCAATAAATGCGCACATCTTTCGTATTGTTCACAAGCTTCAAAATACATAATGGCATTTTGTAATGCTTTATTAAATATTTTTGGGTTAAAGTTTAATATAGCTTCAATATGATTTGGATTATCTATATCTATTTCCTTAATATAATGCCAGGATCTATTAAATACTGTAAAATCTGCAGCTTCTCTAGTTGACTCTCTATTATAATTAGGATCTTCTTGATCTAAGAATTTTTTTAATTTTTCATGGAACACAAAATGATTTAAAATCAATTTAGTAAACATTCCAATTTTAGCAAATGGAGATTTAATAAAATCATTTAACGAAGTCCTTACCTCAGAAACAGTTTCTTGATCTGGGGTATCATCAAATAGACTAAATATACTATCTTTGTTCATCTATTATACATATTGTACCTCGGGCCGGGATCGAACCGGCACGGACATTACTGTCCACAGGATTTTAAGTCCGGCGTGTCTACCAATTCCACCACCGAGGCAATTTTTACTATCCTAATTCTTTAAGTTCATTTTCAATATCACCTTTAATTTTTAACAATTGGTTATATTCACCAACAACCTCTTTTTGTTGAGGATTATCCGGGTGGTAACTCCATAATTCCTCCATTACTGTAGATACAGCTAATAGATCGTTAATTAAGTTTACTTTTTGTTCTTCTAATAATTCTGGTTTTGACATAACTATTTAAATTTATTTCCTATTAAGTTAATTGTTTCTTTTGCCTCTTCCAAGCTAATTTGGAAAAATTCTTTACTACTATTGACACGTTGTGCCTTTAATTTATGGTGTACTTCTCTTTCTACCATTTCACCATTAAAACATTGGTATGCCCATTCTACTTTATATGGTAAAGCAACACCGGTTGCTGAAGATATTTGTTTAGCTCTTTCTTCTGGGAGTTTTTTAGTATAACCTATTTTTAACAACCCAGGTTGAGTTGGGTTAGATAAAACATATACCCATTGATCCCCATCACCCTTATCCGCATATATTCCATATTTTTTATCGGTATAATACGTTACTGTTTCCCATCCATCTCCCTTTTCACTGGGTGTTAGGGTGAAATATTTAGCATATTCTAAATCCGTGTTCCCATAATTTTCCTTTAATGGGATAAATTGCTTAGATTTTTCAACTGTAATCTTACTTAAACTCATTCGAATATAATTTTAAATTCTTTTTCTATTTCAATATCATTATTAAAGGCTGTTTTAATAAAAACTTTAGCTGTATCACCAACCATCTGATTATCAAAAAATATTTGTTGTTGGGGTTCATAGGTGTATTTACTATAAGTCCCTAAACTTTGAACATCAGAATTAGGATTATATGAATATCCTGCTATATTAAGTGGTGGATGATTATTAGCCATATCTTCAATAGTATACGTTAGATTGCCAATGGGTATAGGATTTACAAACCCACCCCCAGTAAAGTAACCTAATACACTATATAACGGAACTGTAAATGTAATTCCATCAATCCATACCCAATAATCCGAATCAAATAATGTTTCAACTAATGGTACTCCATTAACAACATAATCAGGGTGCAATTCATCTAATTGACCTTTAATTGTAAAGTAATTGTAACCTTGATGTTCAATATGAAAATAACCATTAGCATCCTGATATACACCAGGTGATACTAAGGGATCAATTTCAAAAAATGATTCACAATCACCACTTAAACAAGGGTAAGGTGAAATAAGCTCCTCTGGGCTACATGCCCAGAAGAAACTTATTAAGGTTATGTAAACTAACTTTTTCATTATGCTACAAATTCTAATGCTTTACTAAACATTTTCTTATTCAAGTCCTGGTCTTGCTTGAAATTTTTAATAATTCGAGCTTGACGAGATTTACCTTTAACTGTAAGGTATTCAAAATTACCTTCCATAATATTCTCTTGAACACGATTAAATACTTCCCATAATCCATTCCCCATATCTTCTGAACGTTGAGGATCTAAAACTTCTTGAATTGCATCTTTAGAATATGTATTACTTGTACCTTCAACTCTCATATCAAGGAATGATTTTGCTAAATTAAACATTTGCTCTT